TTAGCTATGTTGGATCACAGCGTGGCACAGGCGGTACGGTTACATCTTCGGGCGGTTACACCATCCACACATTCACAGCTTCAAGCACATATAACGCTTAATTAAGGAGACCATTATGGGTCATTTTGCAAAAGTAGTTGATTCAAAAGTGGTTCAAGTGATTGTTGCTGAACCAGAATTCTTCACGACATTCGTTGACTCAAGCCCCGGCGCTTGGATTCAAACCTCGTACAACACCCGTGGCAATGTTCACTACGGCACAGACGGTCAGCCCGATGGCGGTGTAGCTCTGCGTGGCAACTATGCTGGTATTGGTTATCACTACGATCCCTTAGCAGACGCTTTCTACGCACCACAGCCCTACGCATCATGGGTACTCAGCCCACTGACTTTCCTGTGGGAAGCGCCTGTTGCTATGCCTGCTGACGGTAAGAGCTACGAGTGGGACGAAGCCACGACTTCGTGGAAAGAATTAGCTGTAGCTTAAAGGACAGATCATGGCTCTCGACGTACAAGGTACAGACTATTTAAAACTGCCTGTTGGCACAACGGCGCAACGCCCTACTGTCCCTGCGTCTGGCATGATTCGCCAAAACTCCACAACGAGCAATCCTGAGTGGTATGACACTACTACGTCATCGTGGCTGCAATTTAGCCAACCTGCGGGGTATTCGGTCAATTACCTAGTGGTTGCGGGTGGTGGTGGAGGTGGTGCATACGATAATGGCGGCGGTGGGGGGGCAGGCGGTCTTTTATCTGCAACTGCAAATTTATCAAGCGGAACTTCATACTCGGTCACAATTGGTTCGGGCGGCGCTGGAGGCACTGCTCCGGGCGCTGCGGGTACGTCCGGTTCAAATTCTGTAATTTCAACTATTAATACTGCTTTGGGCGGCGGTGGCGGTGCTTCTACTGGTGGTGCTGCAAGTAATGGTGGTTCGGGTGGTGGCGGGGCTTATGTTACTTATACAGCATCAGGAACAGGAACGTCAGGACAAGGTAACGCAGGTGGCACAGGAATTAATGGCACTTATGCTGCGGGTGGTGGTGGGGGTGGTGCAACCGCAATAGGCGGTAATGGTAACGGAGCAACTGGTGCAGGCGGTGTTGGAGGAGCAGGTGCGTCTAGCTCAATATCTGGTGCTGCCGTAAATTATGGCGGCGGCGGAGGTGGCAGTGGGACTGTAAGTGGTGGCACAGGAGGCGCAGGTGGCGGCGGCGCAGGGAGCAATAGCGCTTCAAATGCAACCGCAGGTTCTGTTAATACTGGAGGCGGTGGTGGTGGTGGGCGGTCAGTTCCAAGCGCAGGCGGCAATGGCGGCTCTGGCATTGTAGTTATCAGTTACCTTGGTTCACAGCGTGGCACAGGCGGCACGGTTACATCTGTGGGTGGCTACACGATCCACACTTTCCTTTCATCCTCAACTTATAACGCTTGATAACTATGAACCTCTCAACCGAACTCATCCAAAACATTTTGAATTACCTCGCTCAGCGCCCCTATGCCGAGGTGTTTCAACTGATCAATGCGGTGCAAACCGAGGTGGCAAAAATAACCAACGGCGGCGCAGGCAACGCGGGTGGCGGTGCTGACGTTCCAAAAGAGGAGTAGTCATGGATTGGCAGAACGTCATCAATGCGGCAATAGGATTGGTATTTGCAATCGGTGGATGGTTTTGCCGACAGCTTTGGGATTCTGTAAAAGAACTCAAGACCGACATTTCTAATTTAAAGTTGCACGTTAGTGATTCGTACGTCAAAAAGTCTGAAATGGATACGCTCAAGTCCGAGATGGACAAACGCTTTGACCGCGTTGAGATGCTGCTCGACCGCTTGTTCGATAAACTTGAATCAAAGGTAGACAAATAATGGATCCGTTAACCATCCTCGCAGCGCTTGGGCCACTCGCCGTAGACCTTGGCAAGAGCCTAATCGGCAGGTTCATCCAGACCGATGTCTACAAGCCGACCAACATTGCCGAATACGCACAGATGCGGAACACCGACCTAGCCATGTTCCAAGCGATGAACAACGCAGGGGCGGGCGGTGCAACATACCCGTGGGTGGAAGCGGTGGTTAGGCTCATGCGTCCTGCTGTCGGGGCTATTGTGTTGGGTACTTGGTCGTTCATGATGCTAACAGGGCAAGAAAATCCTGCTGTCAACAATTTTGCAAGCGCCGTTGGGTTTTATCTCTTTGGCGATCGCACACTTTTTTACTCGCAGAAAAAATGAAACACAACTGGCAAAAAGCATTTGAACAGATGCTCAAAAGCGAAGGCGGGTTTACTGATGACGAGCATGACAACGGCAACAAGCTACCAGACGGGCGCAAAGGCTCGACCATGCTTGGCGTGACGCAATACAACTGGGAAGCGCACGTTGGGCATCAGGTCACGCACGACGATATGCGCAAGCTAACCGCTGCGGATGTTGAACCGCTGTACAAAAAGAAGTATTGGGACGTTGTGCAGGGCGATAAGCTGCCAAACGGCATTGACTACCTCTGCTTTGATATGGGGGTCAATGCGGGCTCGCAGCGGTCGATTAAGCTCCTTCAAACTGCCGTAGGTGTAACTGCCGATGGTGGGCTTGGGGCGATCACTTTGTCGGCTGTTTGGGCGGCTGACCCTGTCGTGTTAATTGAGAAGTTTAGCCAAGAAAAAGAAAAGTTTTACCGCAGTCTGGATTCTTTTGACGTATACGGTAATGGTTGGCTTAATCGTGTGGCAGAAGTTAAACTGAAAGCATCCTCAATGGTGGCGTGATGAAAACACTTTTTGCTTTAGTCAGCGCGGTCGTATTGTTCTGGGTATCAGCGCTATTTGTCACGATTCAAGCACAGACATTAGGCACCTGCACGGGTCAGTACGCGCTATGCGCAGCCTCTGGCGCCACGCCTACTGGTAAGACCATGCTCATCAACGGCAAGCCCTTTGCGCAGGGCGTGGCGGTTTGCCCTATCTTGACAGGCATGGCGATCGCCGACCTTGACATGATGGGCAGTTGTAACGCACCGAAAGGCAAGGTATGGAGTCTGTTCGGCATCCCACCTGTCTCGGCTTACCCACAGGCGCCGACGTGGGAGGTCATGCCTGCTGCGTTTAACAGTTTCAAACTGACCAAAGAAAACGGCATGAGCAATATGTGGTCGTACATTTGTGACCGTCAAGAAAAGCGCGTAAACGGGGTGGAGCTCGCGTCCTGTTACGGGCCGATCAACGAGTCTCCTTGGACACACAACCACGTCGTGCAGGGTGAGACTGTCTTCACTCAGGCGCCCGTTGGCACGATTAACGCAGTCGGCGGCAATCTACCATGACCACCTCATTCACGCTCACCTACGACAACTTAGTCAGCTCGGTCGAGCAGTATCTCGAGCGTAATGACGCCGCTGTCGTCGATCAGATCCCCACGTTTATAACTCTTGCTGAATTTGAGATTGCACAGCAGATTAAAACGCTCGGTCAAATTCAGGTTGTTCAAACCAATTTAAGCGTTAGCAACCCGATTCTGCAGAAACCTGCTCGATGGCGTAAAACAGTTTCAATGACTGTCACGAGCGGTACGACAAAGAGCCCAGTCTTCCTTCGCAAGTTTGAGTATCTGCAGTCATACAACAATGAAGGCAATACTGGTTTGCCGCTTTACTACGGCGATTATGACTACGACCATTGGTTAGTCGCCCCTGCGCCTGATCAGGCATACCAAATTGAGGTACTTTACTATGAACGCCTTCAGCCTTTGTCTTCAGAAAATCAAACAAATTGGATCACAAATAATGCTCCAAACGCGATGCTTTTTGGCACGCTTCTACAAGCGGTGATCTACCTAAAGGATGACGCTCGTCAGATTTTTCAACAGAAATATGACATGGCAATGCAAGCGCTCAAGGCTGAGGATGTTACTCGCATTGGCGACAGATCAGCCGTGGCGATGGATACCTAAACATGACAACCTACGTCAACCCATTCACTGGACAAACACTCTCACCTTCGCAGGTGGGTTATGAGTCGCTGACGCTATCAGTGAGCACCACGTTGCAGTGGCCCGTCAACGGCAACACCTCAAGCGTCGTCGCCTCGATCATCGAAGTCAGCGCCACAACCACTAGCCTGAACCTAATCATGCCCTCGGCACTACAGGTGTCAACAGGTCAGAGCGTGCTGATCCGCAATATCGGCTCTAACACTTTCACGGTCACTACCGCATCGGGCGCAACAATCGTGTCCATCGCTTCGGGCGTGGCTCAATACATTTACTTAACAGGCAACACAACAAATGACGGTACTTGGTCTACTGTGGTATTCGGTGCAGGTACTTCGGCGGCGAACGCCGCGACCTTGGCGGGATATGGTTTAACCGCAATCACCACAACTCTTAACCAACAATATGCTGAAAGCGCACTGTTTTCAAGCGTTGTATTAAACGACACTTACCGAGCGCAGTTCCTAGTCTGGTCATCTGGGGTAGGTACGATTACGCTTCCCAACGCCACGACTGTTGGGAACGGTTGGTTTGTGATGATCCGCAATGGCGGTTCAGGCATAGTTACCTTGACACCGTCAGGCACGAATACAATTGACGGCAGTGCCACGCAACAACTGCAACTTACAGAATCTCTTGTGATCGTGTCAAATGGCGCTACAGGATGGTCTACGTTCGCATATGGGCGCTCGAACACGTTTGCCTATACCCAACTAGCCAAGACCGTCACGACAGGCACCTACACGCTTACAGCGGTTGAGTACGCAAACGTCGTGCAGGAGTATTTCGGTGCATTGACTGGCAACGTGATTGTTATATTACCGTCAACTGTTCAAATTTATTACCTGAATAACCAGACGACTAACTCTTACTCGTTGACATTTAAGACGTCATCTGTAGGTGCGGCGAATGTTACCGTTCCGCAAGGTCAGACGCTTACAGTAGTGTGCGATGGAACGAACGTATACAACTCAAGCTCAGCCTCTGGCGGCTCAATTACAACGCTGACTGTAGGTGTTGGTTCAGTAACGAATCCGTCGATTAACTTTTCTGGCAATACTAATACAGGTATCTATCAACCTGCGACCAATCAATTTGCACTTGCGCTAAACGGCGCCAACGCCTTGACACTGACAACCTCTGGGTTATTTGTGCCCGCGGGAATCAGCGGAGGTACGTTCTAATGAGCGCCAAGGTAATCTCGCTCAAGATTGCTGCAGGCATTCAGCGTGACGGTACATTGTTTGACGCGTCGTGCTACGTCGACGGGTCATGGATGAGGTTCCAACGAGGGCGCCCGCGTAAGATGGGTGGTTATAAGGGTATATTTCAAAATGCCTCAAGTATTAGCCGCGGCATGACGCTTAGTTCGTTGAACGGTTTGACGTATGTGTATTCAGGTTACGACGCAGGGATGCAGTATTGGACGACGGATAATGATGACGGGATCGGGGCGGGGCCAAACCCCATCACAATGACCAGTGGGTTCTCAACTAGCTCCTCAAACCTGTGGCAGTTCGATATTGGCTATAACTTGAATGGGGGTGTGGATACGATCGTCGCGCACCCCGGTTTAAATCTTGCTCACATTGATAACACAGTAAATACTCCAGTGTTGTACGGCACGTTCCCCGGGGGTGCGATGTCCCCCGTCGGTCAGTTCACCGCCGCCGTGGCGCTCGTCAACGGCTCACCTAACGGCGTAATCACAGGTATAAACGCGCTCGTATACTCAGGTCAGCTAGTTACAGGCACAGGCATCCCTGTCGGCGCAACGGTGCTTACCTCGACGGTTGTCGGTAGCAACACCAATATTGTTCTGTCCGCTAATTACACAGGCACCACGGGTACACAGACGCTGACTTTTGATAATCAGATCAACGTGAGTGGCGGGTGCTGCCTCATCTACCCCTATTTGTTTGTTTACGGCAACAATGGGCTGATTCAGAATAGTAGCGCGGGGAATTATCAGAACTGGGTCGCCGCTGACGCCAATGCGAACAACGTGGCGACTACCAAGATCGTCAAGGGCATGCCCATCCGCGGTGGTACAACATCACCTAGCGGACTGTTCTGGTCTCTTGATAGTTTGGTGCGGGTAAGTTTTGCACCTCAAACAGTCGGCACAAGCACCACATACTGGCGCTATGACCTGATCACCTGCCAGTCATCTTTACTCTCGTCCTCTAGCATCATCGAGTATGACGGCATCTATTACTGGTGCGGCGTTGATCGCTTCTTGACCTACAACGGCGTGGTTCAAGAGCTCAAAAACGACATGTGCATGAACCACTTTTATGACAACCTAAACTACGCACAGCGTCAAAAAGTATGGGTTAGTAAAATCCCTAGATGGGGCGAAATTTGGTGGTTTTATCCAAGGGGCGACGCAACAGAATGCAACGACGCGGTGATCTACAACGTACGCGATAAGGTCTGGTACGACGTGGGTGAGGGCTTAGGTGCTCGGCGTTCGGCAGGCACGTTCAGCGAGGTGTTTCGCTTCCCGATATGGGCAGGTAACGAGTTGAGCTCAGCGAGCAAGACCATCCTGTGGCAGCATGAGACTGGCACAAATCAGGTCAACCTCACACAAGAGACGGCGATCCAAAGCTATTTTGAGACAAACAATTTAGGGTGGGTCACGGGGGGCCCAAACCAATTCGCGCAAACCATTCAGGGTAACAACAACTACATCCGCCTAGAGCGCATCGAGCCTGACTTCATCCAAAGCGGCGACATGAACTGTTACGTCACAGGTAAGGGTTATGCGGCGGATACTGACGTGACCTCGCCTGCCTATGTGTTTAGCCCGAATACACTTAAAATTGACCTGCGCGAGCAGCGTCGTGAGATGCGCTTGCGGTTTGAGTCAAACGTGGTGAACGGCAACTATGTGACGGGCAATATTTTGGTCTCTGCCGATGCGGGTGACGTTCGCAGCACAGGAAATCCGTAATGGTCACCTACGACCCTCGGGGTATGGAGTGGAATTTTTGGTGCCCATTGATGGCAGAGCTTTTTGCAGGGCAACAACTTGGCACAGTGCCCGAGGAGCAGTGGCAGGATTGGGCAAATGGCGTATCTGGGATTGGTTATTTTGGCAATTCAGCAGTACCTGATGCAAGTTGTTTTGATGACTGGCAAGACTGGGCGCAAGCGCTAGTGGGTATTATGGATATAAAGGCAACAGCATGAGTGACTCGCAAGACGATCCACAAACTATCGACCCATCTTTGTCAATCACGCCAGAGAACATCAGTGCCGCATATTCAAAACTGTTTGGCGGTGAGGCGCCGTCGGAATATGTAAATCAAGTGCAGAATCTTTACCAAAACAAAGGTAAAGATATGAGTAGTTTGAAGAACGACATGGTGACGTCTGCAGCAACCGCCAACATGCCCTTTGCAAACAAACCCGGTGACAATAGCGCCTTTACAGGTGGGGCGGCATACTACCAAGGTCAGGGCTACACGCCGGGGGGCTATACCTATGAGGGCGTACCGACACAGTTCATTGACCCTAAGACGGGGAAAGTCGTTGCCAATTACGGCACAATTCAAGAAGGGCCACAAGTTAGTCGTGGTGGCTCAGATCAAACATCAGATTGGACATGGAACAACGCCTCTGCAACTCCTGAAGGATATGCTACAGGTCTAGCGCAAGCCAATAAAAATACAGGTGGATATTCTGACGCACTAAGAGCTACTGCAATTATGGCTGCTCTGGCAGCGTTTCCTTATCTTGCGCCAGAGTTAATGCCTTTGATGATCGGTGCTGAGGGTGCAGCAGGGGCAGCAGGTGGTGCAGGTGCTTTAGGAGCTCTAGGTACAGGCGCAGCGGAAGGGGCAGGAGCTTTAGGCGTTGCAGGTGGGGATATTGGTGCGTTCACAGCCGCTGATGCCGCTGCTAGTGTAGCAGGTGAGGGCGCATTCAATATGGCAGACGCTCTTGGCATGACGCTTGATCAGGCGGTGAACACAGGATTGATCTC